GGAGAAGCTATAGCCCCCATAACTGGTGCTGGTCCGAAGTCAAATTCTTCTAGCTCTCTAGGTAGGACAAATTCAGCTCTTGGTGTAGCTAAAGGCTTGAGTGGTAGCGGTAAAAGACCGGGGTGCAGCATTCGCTGTGCCCTTGCTGCTAAATCTGCCGATGCTCTATCGTTTGATATTTCTCTTAAAACTGATCTAGTATTTCTCCCTGCACCTGAGAAAGCTTCATTAAGCTGTGCGATCTGTCTTCCAAAATCAGCAGCTGTAGATTGATAACCTTTCTGAGCACTTCGGCCTCTAATACCTAAAGCTCTTAGTTTACCTTCCTTTTGGAGAGATTCAAGATATGATGCTTCTTTGTCAAAAGCTTGTTCTGTATGTATTTCTTGTAATTGTCTAAACTCATTTTCCTCTGCTATTAGCTGGGATCTTTGATTTAAACTTAACTGATCTGTATATATCTGTTCTGATCTTTGATACTGTTGTTCATTAGACGCTTGCTGTCTATCACGTATTTGTAATTGATACTCGTATTGTTGCTTGTTAGCAGCATCTTGATAATCAGCAATTCGTCCTTCATTACGGGCTTTAGCTTTAATCTCTTCCACAGCATGGAGTCGATTAGCTTTAATCATCTCTTTATCGAGTTCCCATTTCTCGGTATCATAACCGTATCTACGTGCAGCTGCGTCATTCTGTGCATTAGCTTGTTCTTTAGCAGCTGAAGCAGCTTTATTACCGCCGATGATCGAACCTACAACACTAACTCCAAGTCCAATAGCACCCCATGCTATTTGGTTTTCTGCACCTGTTGTAGCCATCTGTTGTTGCATAGCAGCTTTAGCAGGGTTTGAAGACATGTTAATATCAGCATCCGTCATCGGGACGCCAAAATCATTCATCATCATATTATGTTCTCCTGTAAAATCTTGGTGAGTAATGTCCCTCCCACATCATAGAGTTTAATGCCACAGGAAATGGAGAGTCATTAAATAATCTTAGTTGGAAGTTGTCTGTTTTCTGATGTATTGGTAATGAGAAGGTAGTCGACCCCGTAATACCTATATCGTTTGCTAAGTATTGGTCAGCAATAATAGTAGGATTTAAGTTATACCACTCATCTAAATATATAAGTATATCTACACCGTTGCCGGGTGCAGAGTTAAATGTAATTGTTGTGTTATTTGTAACTGTAAACGCTGTAGTTACCACACCGTCTAGCTTAACCTTTATCTGGTCTTGATCTATATAAGATAAATCGTCTTCATTCCAGCTGTATGCAGTAGTAGATCCATCTCCTGTGTACTGCTTTGTTCCCTGACGTACACCCTTAGACTTAAGCTTAAAACCCATAACTCCAGATAATCCTACAATGAATTTCATGCGAGCTATAGTTAAACTAGCTGTAAAGTCTGTTTGTTTACTCATATCATCTAAGAAGAAATAAGTCTTAGGTAATATAACATCAAAGTCGTATTTCCATCCAATAATAATATCACTAGACACACTTGTAAGATTTTTAAATGGTATCTTAAAGTATGTACCAGTACCATCAGATGCGATAGTAGGCTGTAAACTAAATCCAGACTCAATAAACTGTCCTGTAGCTGTAGTACCTTTAATAATTAATATAGGTGTTAGCCCTGTAACATTTGCCCAAGGTATATAACACTTAGTAAAGTTGCCTGTGCTATCATAAACCACAGAGCTAGGTGCAGCGTATAAGTCGATGCAGGGATTAATCTTTTGTCCCTCGTTGTTAACAATAATAGCATCTTCTGGACTCTGACTTAAACTTACTTTAGATAATGTAAACTGATTACCTTGTTTTGTAACAGCTAGGAAGTCGTCAGAGTCAACAGCAATAGCTTGTACTGTTCCGGGTAGTTCCCAGTTAAACCAAGCCTGCACAAGAGTATCTTTACCATCATTATATGTACGATAGAAATATACCTTATTATCATTCTGGTCAGACATAGCTAAGAACTGGTTTTGAGGACTAGCTATGAGAGTATCAATAGACTCAGGTATCCACTCATTTACAACACGTCCAATGTCAAGCACCTGTGGGTTCTCATCCTGACCTCTAGTCACCATACCAAATACACGTGTGTAACTTGGTGTCTTACTGATGAAGTTAATGTTAGTACCCATGTCGACTGGATCTATGTTTGGATCTACGTCGTAGTTAGATATTGGAGTAATAGTTGTAGTTGAAGGTGTTAATACTTTGTCTGCTGATCTTAATAGAAACTGCTGACTGCTACTAAATAAAACAAGACCCTGAGTTGTAGGTATAATAGCATGTAAATTAGCTGGTCTTATAGTAGAAGAGCTTAAGTCAATAGGGTCAGCGTCTGTAATTATCTGAGCTGAAGTATGATAGAAATTAAAGAACTTAGCTGACTGGCTCATAGATACATTGTCATTAGACAAAAATCCAAGCCTGTTGTTATGGAAGAATGCTTGCTGTATTTTATGACCTACAAAGCTAGGGTGAGAGTTTGTAGTGTCGTCTCCTACAGTTCTAGCATCCCACGTAAACTGTCTGAATGTAAAGTTATTAAGAGATGTATTTACAAGTTCATGAGGCATTGTAGAGGCATCTAGACCCGGTGATTTACTAGGGTCAAGAGTTTCCTCCCAGTGTCCAGTTCCTGATACCCCATCATCAGCTACAAACTTAGCAAAGTATGTATCCTTATCTGAAGATGTGTTGATAACTTTTACTACATGATCTTGGAAAGATTGTACAGGTAGCTGTGCTACGTTGTCTACTTGATCTTGGAATACAGCCAGTTTGTTGTTTAACGCACCACCTTTACAAGTAATAGAGAATGCAGTACGTGTACCGCTTACAACTCTACTTAACCCAAGTGTACCTTGAAACTTAGTAACTGTTAAACCTGATATATTGAAAGCATCAATACCATTCTTTAGTGTTGTTAATAGACCATCGTAAGTTTCGCTGTTACTTGTAGTTGTAGTAAATGTCTGATCTGATGCACCACCTCCAGCATTCATAGTGACACTATAGGTAGAACTAATAGCAGTCTCACTTAATATAAGTGTAGCTCTAGTTCTTTGTACAAATGTAGGATCAGCAATCTTGTTTGCAGTTACAAGATTATTTACTATAACTGATGTATCTTGTACAGTAAGTACAGAATAGTTTAATCTAGCTCCTGTCAGATAATTCACAGCATTTACAGTTGTGCTTGTATCCATATTAACAGTACACTGAGTACCGTCTACATTCCAGATAGCTATGCTGCCAAACCCACTGTTAGGTTTAGGAGTAATAACTCCAATGTATCGTTCGTCGGTAGTTCTAGCAATGTAGAACCATTTACCACCATCATAGGTAGTACCTGTACCTAGATTTTTAATCCATCTGAATCCTGATCTTTTAGTTAAAC